ATGAAAACCAAGCCAATTGTTCCTTGGATGGGTGGTAAGCGTCGTCTGGTGTCGCAACTGATTGAAAAAATGCCAGAACACCAATGTTATGTAGAGTTATTTGCAGGTGGCGCAGCTTTATTTTTTATGCGTGAAGAGCAATCTAAAGTTGAAGTGATTAACGATTTAAATGGTGAGCTGGTGAACTTATATCGAGTTGTGCAGCATCACCTTGAAGAGTTCGTGCGTCAATTTAAATGGGCGCTGGTAAGTCGCCAGATGTTTGAATGGCTTAAATCTGCCAGTGTGGATTTAATGACGGACATTCAACGTGCAGCACGGTTCTATTACCTACAACATACTGCATTTGGTGCGAAAGTTTCAGGTCAAACGTTTGGTACAAGAACTGCAGGCAGACCAGTGAATTTACTCCGTATAGAGGAACAACTGAGTGAAGCGCATTTGCGTCTCTCCGGAGTGACAGTTGAGCATTTAACTTGGGATGCATGTCTACTGAAGTATGACCGTCCTCATAGCTTTATGTATGCCGATCCACCGTATTGGAAATTGGCTGGCTACGGTGTTGGTTTTGGTTTGGATCAATATGAAAAAATGGCTGAGCTTATGAAGACCTGTAAAAGCAAAGTTATGCTTTCAATAAATGATCATGAAGACATGCGTGCCACATTTGATGGGCTAAATATTGCAACCACCAAAATTAAATATTCTGTGGGTAATTCTGGCTCAGGACGTGATGAAAAACAGGAACTCATCATCACCAATTACTGAAGCGTAGTGTTTATAGATTTATAAATCTTTATAAACGCGTTTTTCTGCATTTATTTTGCATTTTGCTGCAATGATCCGTAAAAATAAAAAAGGCGCTTAAATCGCAAATGAGCGCGTGAAATTGGGCGGAAGCATTTCCGCCTGATTTTAAGCCCGCTAAAATTTCACAATGGTGCAGAATCCTCAAATTGTATTTGCATCTATCATGGCTAAAAAAGACCGCACTTCTAAAAAACAAGATCGTACTGCATTAGAAACCCAGCAAACCGCAGAAGTATCTTGGCTCTCAAATCAGTGGCAAGAGCATCCAGTTGTTGGGATGACACCATATCGATTACATCAATTACTGACAGAGGCTGAGCAAGGCAATTTGCAGGCTCAGGCTGATCTGTTTTGTGATATGGAAGAGCGCGACGGTCATATCTTTGCGGAGATGGATAAACGCAAAAAAGGTGTAAACAAACTTGCATGGGGCGTTAAACCACCTAAAAATGCCAGTACACAAGAAAAGAAAATTGCTGAAGAAGTCCAAGAGTGGATTGATGATATTAAAAACTTTGAGATGTTCTTGTTCAATGCGATGGATGCTGTTGGACATGGTTATTCATGCCAAGAGATTCAATGGAAACGATTAGGTAATTTGTGGCTTCCAGATAGCTTTGAACATGTAGTCCCTCGAAACTTCATGACCCCCCATAACCAATTGAACTGTTTGCGTTTAAATGATGGCTCCCCAGATGGAGCCGAGTTCTGGGACTTTGGCTGGTTTAATCACTTACACCAAGCTAAAACAGGTTACATCAGTCGTTCAGGCTTATACCGGGTATTAGCATTTCCATTTGTTTTTAAAAATTATGCTGTTCGCGATGTGATGGAATTTTTAGAAATTTATGGCATGCCGATCCGTATAGGTAAATATCCTTCTGGTGCGACCAAAGAAGAGAAAATGACCCTTCAGCGTGCGGTTATGCTAATTGAACGCAATGCTGGTGGGACTATTCCCAATGGATGAGCATTGATTTTGAATCAGCTGCTGATGGTGATACTGCCAACCATATGAATATGATCAAGTATTTTGAGCAGATTCAGTCAAAAGTCATTGTGGGCGGTACTTTGATTTCACAAGCGGATGGCAAATCATCTACAAATGCCCAGTCAAAAACACATGAAATTCAATTTGAAACATTGATAAAGTCTGATGCTAAACAATTAGCACGGTCAATTACTGACAATCTCATTGATTATTTGATGCGATTGAATTACCCCAATATTCCTAAAGATCGTTATCCGGAGTTTTACTTTGATACCAGCGATGTTGAAGACATGGAGGTATTTAGTAATTCACTTGAGAAGCTTGTTGGTGTCGGTATGAAGATACCTTTGTCATGGGCGCATGAGAAATTAGGTATTCCACAGCCTGCTAATGATAAAGAGCCTGTACTAGGGATTGTGCAGCAGCCAAGTCAATTACCAAATCTTGCATTAAATACATACCAGCCAAATTTATTAAATAACTTGATTGCTGCTAACTCTGCCCAATTGCCTGTTGAAGAACAGGCATTACAGTTATTACTGAAAGAACAATCTGAAACTGCTCAAACTACAGCTGAGGACTGGACAAAGCAATTATTGGCTAAGATTAATGCTGGCAATGAGGAAGAAGTTTTAGCACTTCTTCAAGATGTTTACCCAGCTGATGATGAACCTGCTCTACAAGAAAAATTAACACGTTTGATTTTTGCTGCCGAAGTTATGGGTCACTTAAGTGTTCAAGCGGAGCAAAGCTAATGCCGAAAGCTCAACGTCCGGAGTTGAAAGCTTTATTTGAACTACCGCCAAGTGATGCCATATCTTATCTTGAAGAAAAGGGTTTTAAGATTGGTTGGGATTGGCATGAAACCCTTGATAATGCACATAGCAAAGCATTTACCGTGGCAAAAATTGCCCGCATGGACTTATTGCAAGATATCCGTCAATCCTTGATTACTGCTATGGAAAAAGGACAAACACTGGAGCAATGGAAAGCCAGTATTACGCCAACCCTTCAGGAAAAAGGCTGGTGGGGAAAGAAAACCGTCATTAATCCAGAAGGTCGAGAACAAGAAGTTCAACTGGGCAGCCCACGTCGGTTGCGTACGATCTATGATACAAATATGCAGTCCGCTTTTGCAGCTGGACGGTACAAAGCAATGCTTGCAGGTGCTGAAGCACGGCCATACTGGGAATGGCGTCATATTACGATTAGCAATCCTCGTAAGCAGCATGTGGCCCTAAATGGTCGATTATTCCGTTTTGATGATCCGTTTTGGAATGTTGCTTATCCCCCAAGTGAGTGGGGTTGTAAATGCCGGGTGATTGCACGTTCTGCCCGTGAGGTTGAAGGTAAGGAAATTTTATCAGGTGAAGGAAATGAATCTGACATATATGAACGTGTGGGCGTGGATCGCAATACTGGAGCCGATGTTATTGTTAAGCGCACTCAGTTTGATATTCCAACTAAAGATGGGAAATTAACCTTTGCACCCGCTGCTGGTTTTAATGGCTCACCAGCTTCTAGCTTTTTGTTGAATGATGTAATGATTAATCGAGCGACTAACCTGATGGGAGAAGCTCGTGGACTAATTCAATCACAGAAGTTAATGACTAATCATAATCTTACAAAGGTTAATGAAAGTTTTGTGAATCATGCCCTGAAGCTTTCAAAATCTCAAAAACAGTTTAGTCCAATTGGTGTGCTTCAGTATGATTCAGTAAAATTCTTAACAGCGGCAGGTCAATCATTTGAATCTAAAATGATATGGTTGAGTGATGAAGTTCTTGTTAATAAAAAATACACTGATGTATCTCTAACTGAACTGATTGCTTTGCCAGATTTAATTGCCAATGTGGAGCAAAAGCTTTGGAATAAACAAACTCAGGTTTTGTTTTATGTATTGCCACATAACGTTGTTATTGAGTTCAAAGTGGTATCTGGACATTTGCAAGTATCTCGTATCTTCAAAAATATGCCTCCAAATGATTTTGAGGTGATTGAATGAGCTTTATTCAAATCAAAAATGATGCTCTGGTTTCTCGTTTAGGCCAAGCAGCTGATCGTATGGGTGACACCACACCATTATCGGCAGCGATTGCAAATACATTTGCCGCTATAACTGAAGATAACTTTGATGCAGGTGGACGTCCTAAATGGGCTGGTCTGGCTCCGGATAGATCACAATCTTCTTACCTATACCAATCAGGGAATTTGCGACGTAGTATCACGACTCAATATACCCGTGACCAAGCAATCATTGGCACCAATGTTCCTTACGCCCCCATTCTGCATAACGGGGGGCAAACTCGTCCGCATGTGATACGTCCCAGAAATAAACAGGCATTGTCATTCAATGGCAAGGTGTTTAAACAAGTCAATCACCCGGGAAGCAAGTTCCCGGCACGACCATTCTTGCCGATGGATGAGCACGGATTCTTACAAAAAGAGGCAGAAGATGCAGTGTTAGATGACGTAGATTTTTATTGGCATAGAAGCTTTGAATAAGAATAAATAAACTGGGCGGAAGTGTTTCCGCCTGATCTTTTTTATCCCCTCAATTTAATCTCATAACATCTTTTTAAAAGTAGATGTTATGCCTAAATCAATTCTTGTCGCTTCATGCTCAATTGACTTGAATGCTACATCGACTCATTTGGTACTTGTTCCTGAAGGAACATTCAATGGAGTTGATGGACGACCTTTTGATGCACCGCATTGGGTACTTACACCTGAACGTGGTGAGCAGATTGTTGCTGCATTAAATCAACGTAAGGTGGACATGGTTATTGATTATGAACATGCCACATTAAAAGCACAGGAAACTGGTGAACCAGCTCCCGCTTCAGGATGGTTAAAAGCAGCATCTTTTTCATACATCAAGGGAGTTGGCATATGTAGTACTAATTTTAAATGGCTCGATAAGGCCAAAGGCCATATTGAGAAGGAAGAATATAAGTATTTATCACCCGTTCTTTTTTATACCAAAACAGGTGAAGTCGTTGGACTTCATAGCGTTGCATTAACCAACACCCCTAATCTCGATAATCTGCCCGAGGCTCGTCTTGCTGCCTTGGCACAGGATTACTTTACCCAAAATTCCACACAGGATTCTGAAATGGAAGAGTTATTAGAACAACTGCGCTGGATGTTAAATCTGCCATTGTCTGCAACAGCAGAAGAAATTTTGGCAGAACTTAACAAGCTGTCAGCGCAAATCAAAGAAAAAACCGGTGTTGCTGTAGCTGCAAATGGTCAGCACCTTTTTGATGCCTTAGCTGCAATTGATCAGCTTAAGCTGGCTGCAAACAGTCAAGATCAAGTCGATATGACTCAATTCGTTCCAATGGCTGTTTATCAAGAAGCGGTTGCAAACGCAGGTAATGCTGAAGCTGCTCAAAAGGCAAAAGAAATTGATGACTTGATTATGGCTGCATGTAGCGATGGTCGTTTAACTGGTCAAGTAACCATTGCATGGATGAAGGAACAGGCAAAAACCAATCCTGATTTTGTCAAAGCTCATATTGAAAGCCTGCCAAAAATCGCAGCTTTAACTCAACGTCAAACTGAGCAAGTGAATTTAGCAGCAAACCATCAGCAACAACCTGTTGTAGATGAAATTGCCACTAGCATTGCGACCCAATTAGGGCTTGACCCAGCAGATTTAGGAGCTAATCCATGACATATATGCAAAATGGAATCGTCACTGAAATGCGTGACGGTGAGTTAATCCCTGTCCCATTAAAAGCTGGTGCAGTGGTTCTGGTCGGGACATTCGCATTGGTTGATGACACGGGATTTGCTGTTGCTTCAACAGCTGCAATTGCAGCAACTCAAAAGGTTATGGGCGTTTGGGACAGCTCGGCAGATAACACTGATGGCGAATCTGGCGACGTTCTAGCCTGTGTACGTCGAAAAAAACAATTCTTGTTCCGCAATTCAACAACTGATGCCGTTACGCAGGCTGAACTTGGTGAAGACGTTTTTGTGGAAGATAACCAAACCGTCGCTAAAACAACAGGTGCTGGTCTTCCGGTTGCTGGCAAATTTATGGGTTTTGATACGCAATTTACTGACTGCGTTTGGGTGGAGATTTAATTAATGGTTATTACTGAACAAAATGGTGCTCGTATTCTGAATGCTTTGAGTACAAGCCTTAAACTAGTATTCAAAAATGCATTTGATGCGGCTCCTAGTAACTATGCAAAAGTAGCAATGGAAGTGCCAAGTACTGGTGCATCTAACACTTATGCGTGGACGGATCGCTTTCCTGCTTTACGTAAGTGGATTGGTGATAAAGCAGTTAAAAAATTAACAGGTCATGCCTATATCCTGGTCAATGAAGATTATGAAGCTACTGTTGAAGTGGATCGTAATGATATTGAAGACGATAACTTGGGTATGTACACCATCGAAACTCAAGCTGCTGGTCAATCAGCTAAAGAATGGCCTGATGATCTTGTCTTCACTGTTTTGACAAAAGGCTTTGAAGAAAAGTGTTATGACGATAAGCCTTTTTATTCAACTGATCACAAAGTCGGTGAAGGTAAAAATGCCAAAGTCTTTTCAAACAAACTTACCAAAGCATTAAGTGTATCAACACTGGCAGCTGCACAAGCAAGTCTTGGTGCTGCAATGACCATGATGCAAGAACTAAAAGATTCAGAAGGTAAGCCACTCAACTTAAAAGCAAACCTTTTAGTTGTGCCTCCAGCATTACGAGAAGTTGCTAATGCCTTGATGACTACAGATCGCCTAGAAGATGGGAAGGTAAACCCCTATAAAGGTGAATTTGAAGTTTTGGTATGTCCTTGGTTAGAAACAAAAACTGAATGGCACCTTTTAGATGCATCACGTCCAGTCAAACCAATTGTCTATCAACCCCGTAAAAAACCGAACTTTGTTGCTCAATTTGACATGAATAGTGACAGCGTCTTCATGCGTAAAAAATATCGTTACGGTGTGGAAGCTCGTGGTGTTGCTGGTTTTGGTTTATGGCAAATGGCTGTGGGTTCTACTGGTACTCAGGCATAAGGTGATTTGATATGTATGCAACGGCAGACGCGATGATCAAAAAGTTCGGTGAAAGAGAATTAATTCAACTCACTGATAATGAAGAATCTGAATATTTAGATGCTATTAATTACGACAAGTTAAATGCAGCCCTGCAAGAAGCTAACTCGGAAATTGATGGTTATTTAATGGGTCGCTATAAGCTGCCGTTGCAAACTGTCCCTCCATTCCTTGAAAGCCTTGCTTGCCATATTGCACGCTATCATGCATGCACTGGTGCAATGACTGACGATGACCCGATCCGCACACGCTATGTCGATGCCATCAACAAATTGAAAGATATTTCTAAAGGTATTGTTGGTGTTGGTGGTACGCCAGCTGGTGAATCTGAGCCTGTAAAAACTTCATCTAACAATGTGATGTTTCAAGTTGGACGTCATGATTTTGGAGGTAAAGGCTGGTGATTAATTTAAGTGTTGTCGAACAAGGCCTTAAACAAGTCATGGCTAATCAGGTCACTGATAAAAAATGGACTTGGGTTCGTCAAATCAAAACGTATGGTGGGGAATTTGATGATGGCTTGACTGCTATTGTTAAAGGATTCCCAGCGATATGGGTGGTTTTTGAGGGTTCTGGCACCCCTAAAAAGATCAGTTATAACAAGACTCAATATCCAGTGACTTTTGTAGTACTCGTTGGTGCACGCTCTGTTCGTAATGAGGAAGCACGTCGTCAGGGTGCTGGAGGTGATATTGGTACATATGAAATGCTGGATCATGTTCATCAGCTCTTGATTGGTAATGATCTTTCATCAGTTGGTGTTAAAGGGCTTGAGCCTTTGGAATTAGGCAAAACCAAAACCATTTTCAATACTAAAACTGCTAGTCAGTCGATTAGTGTGCTTTCTCAAGCATTTACTACGCAATACACAATTACTGCTTCTGATCGTGACCGTGAAGAAGCTGATGAATCTATCGGTGAAATCCATCGAATCAATGTCGATTATTTCTTTGAGCCGGGTGATGACGTTAAAGACGCTTCTGATCTGGTTGAACTGAAGGAAAATAAATAATGAGTATTCCTGCTGGTATTAAAACACCGGGCGTTTATACAGACGTCAATATCAATACCCTCCGCACAGGGCTTCCAGCCAATGAGCAAAAAGTTCTTTTTGTGACGCTAGATGTTTTGTCCGGGCAATTCACCCCAGTTGATGTTTATGACACAGCTGGAGCCGATGCTAAGTTCGGCGCTAATTCGCAAGCTGGTCGCATGATTAAAGCTGCGGTTAAAACTTATCGTCTTGTTAATGCTCAGGCTGTGGCATTGGCGGTAGAAGGTGTACAAACACAGGCAGCTCTTCAGACTGAAAGTGGAAGCGCACTTTTAACTGAAGGTGGTGCTTTGATTGAACCTTGAGGTACTAATTAATGGCTCAACAAACAATCGTTATTGAAGTACCCGGCACTCCAATTAGTGAGCTTGAACCGACTTCAAGTGTTTCACCAAATGATGTTTTGCCAGTTGTTCAGGGTGATCAAACCAAAAAGGCACCTTTAGAACAGGTGGCAGATTTGGTTAAGTCTGGATTGGGTACGGCTGCATTAAAAAATGAATCTGATTTTGCCACACCAGCTGCCGTCGCTGAAGCAAGTCAAGCAAGTCAAATGCGTGATGATGCTCAAAACGAGCGTATTGATAATGTAGAACATGGGCTTGTGTCAATCGGTAGCGGTGCAGATGCTTCTTTCAGTACTTACGCTGAGATGATTGCTTATGTACCCCCAAAAGCTAACGTTTCCGTACGAAATAATGATCCGGATCCAGCATTGCGTGGTGTTTATATTTGGACAGGCACACAGTATGTTTCTGGTTATGATCCTCTTGATGAAGCAAAAAGATTTGCACTAGAGGTATCTGAAGAAAAAGCCAAAGAAGAAGTCTCTAAAGTATCAGAACAAACAACAAGCCAAGAAAATGCTGTAGAAGTTAAAGACAAATATGGAAATATGCTTTTCCGTATTGATGTGAGCTCTTTAGTATATGTTGAAGGTTTTAAAGAATCTTTACAATCTATTCTTAAAGACTTGTTAAGCAAAGGTACATTTATTTTTTTGGATGAAAATGGTGGCAATGTATTAAATGTCAAAGATATGAATAATAATTTAGCATTGTGTTTAGATAAAAATAATGAATTATTTTTATCTGGATTGGACCAATCAGTACAGTCTCTTTTAAAAAATATCGGAAAAAATAATAAAGAATATTCATGCCCACTCACTACATCTTCAACAGCAGATCTATATTCAATAGAAGCTCTAACGAGTTTAAACTATCTGAAAATAAACGATTTTGAAGTCTGTCCAATTCCACGTGGTTTAGTACCCCAGCAATATCACATTGGTAAAGATTGGGTTAATAATATTTTTGCCCCTATATCTACAAATGCTCTAAAAATTGCTGCATATAATGATCGTGGTACTAAAACAAATTTAGTACAGGATTCTGGAGTAGTTCATCCTAACTTAATCTTATTTGATAAGCCTCTTGCAGGTTTTAAGTATTGGCTTGCGATAAATCCTTACACTAATACCAATGAGGACTATGAGCTTCCATATATTTATGGTTCAAATTCTGAAAATTTAGATAATTGGGAGCTTATTGAGTCCTTTCCACAACCATTTGATACCGACCCATTGACGAATAAAGATGATGAATTAATCGAATCAACATCTGGACATTTATCTGATAGCTTTTTCACATACGATACAAGTAATGGAACATTATATTTCTGTTGGAGAAAACTTCTATACTTTAAAGATGGAAGAGATCGCAGTTTAGCAAAGTGTTCATTGTTAGCAAGTAAAACGAATGACGGAATAAACTGGTCTGGGAAATTTGAAATTTATCCAGAATTTACGAACATTAATAAAAATATTTTGGCATCACCTGCGATGATTTTTAATCCTATCGATGGGCTTTTCTATCTCTACCATATCGATGATTCTGTAAACGGAAGAATTACTTTACAGAAAACAGCAAATTTGGAAAATCCAAATTGGTCTGATCCTATTTACCCATCTGGTTTTGATGCAATCACTCCATATCATATGGAAATAAAATGGGTTGGCGATGCATTTGTAATGCTTATTCATGAAGAAGTTAATGATCAAATACATTTTGCAATTTCTTATGATGGCTTCAATTTTCAATTGGGGAAAAGTGTTTTAGTTGGTGAGACTTCACTTTATAAATCGTCATTTATTCCAATTTTTGAGAATTCAAAAATGTCAATGAAAATCCTTTATACAACAGATCAGCGTTTTACACCGACATGGCGTTTACATTCAACACAAACGAATTTTGTAGAAATTGGAGATCAATAATGACATTAGAGCTGAAAACGAATGTAGTAGTAAAAAACTATATTATAAGTGCATTAGAAATGACTATTCCTAGTGATTACAATGCTAAGTTAGACTTTTGGAAAGGCGACTATGTATTAAATGGTAAAAAAAAGACACTGACTGAAACGATTTCAACTACACGCAGTACTGTAGCTGGATTTACTAATAAAGATGGCTTCTACAGTGAAGTTGCGGCAAATGTACCTCGTATACATTATGATGAGAAGGTTGGAATTGGTCTACTATGTGAAGCTGCTGTAACGAATCTTGTTGCAAATCCTACGCAGCCTGTGTCTCAAATTGTAAGCGTTAACTTAACCACCACGAATTATCTAATTTTTCAAGTATTTGGTGTTGGACAAGCTGAAATTACAATTGGTAGTGTTGCATCTGGTATTGTGACACAAGATCAGCCTTTTATTTATAAAGCATCGGCTGTACAAACTGTAAATGTAAATATTACCGTAACTGGAAATCTTACACATTTTCAATTGTTTCAAAGTAACAGTGCAAAACCAATTCAAACCCATATAAAAAATTCACAGGCTGCTGATATTCATTATTTTAAACAAACACCACATCGCAAAGGGACGTTGATTTTAAAAAGAAGTGAAATACCAGATTTGACTAATATTATTGCGACAGGAAGATCATTTACTATCGTACAAATGCTTGAGAAAACTTCAGGAGCTATTCTACTTGCTTCATCAAAATCAAGCACATTAAGTCAAAAATTACTTAAATATTCAAATGCTTCAATAACTAATTCCTCTGCTGAATACAAATTTGACGTTGTTAATTATGATGAAACAATAGCTATATCGTGGGACTTAGATACGCTACAAGTCAAAATACTCTCATCAGGAAATATTTTTAAGCAAACGGTGACAGCAATGGGTGGTGTCGATGGAATAGATCGATTAATTTTAGGTACAACAGCTACCGGTTGGGGTGCCACTTGTGAACAGATCATTAAAGAACTCTATGTATACGACAGAGTTTTGACAGATAACGAATTATTGGCAATTAAAGGTGAGTAATTATGACCCTTCAAAATACCCTTGATACCATCGCACCACTCGGTCACACCATCATTGCCGTGTCAGCTCCACCAGCTGCAGGTGCCGACACAATTGCATGGATCGACCATTTAACCTCTGTCAGCGACTCAATTGAGCAACGTCCAGCAATTCTAGTTGTACCTTTTTCAGATATTGAAGCAGCTGAAGCATTTGCTGACCAAGCACCAGTAAAAACCAGCTACCGTGTCGTTGCCGTCTGCTATCACGGTGCCACAGGTCAAGAGCCTGAGCTTGCCGCGGCAATGGCTGCTGCGTTAGCCGATTCTAACGACCCGGCATTGCCATTCAATGGTGTCAATCTAGGTGGTCTTACACCTGTTGCTGATGAGTTCAAGCTAACCTTTGAACGTATGGAAGCAGCAATGAATAAAGGCGTTTGTATGATCGAAACGGGTGCAGACGGTAAACCGGAAATTGTTCGTGCCATTTCGACTTATCGTATGAATCCGGATTCTGGTGAGTCTGACGATCTTATGCTTGATATTAACTGTGTATTGATTGTTGACTACACACGTAAAGTCGTGCGTCAGGACCTTAAAAAAGAACGTCGTCGTAAAAACACGGCTGCTCAACGCCGCAATATTAAATCTATTATTTCAGCCCGTTTGATTCAGCTTGAAGATGCTGAGATTCTTGAAAATGTGCGTGAAAGTCTAGATGAGATTGTTGTGACTCCGGATGCAACAGATCAGTACCGTGTTAATGTGAAAGCCCCAACTCATTTAGTACGTGGTATGCATGTCATTGGGACTACGCTTGATATCTATTGATTCACCTAGATCAGATCATACAAGACCGCTTAGTGCGGTCTTTTTTATTATTAGGCGGAAGTATTTCCGCCTGATCTTATTTAAATAGTTATTTGACAATGGGTCATCTTAAAAAAGAGTGTTGAACAATGTCTGAAGATGCAGTTGGTGCAATCGTCATGAGCTTTAACGGGCTGGATTATGACGTTGCTCGTTTTACATCATCAATTACTACGGGCAATCGCCCAGTCCCAACAATGAACCGAAAACAACGGGTGAAGTATAAATCAAAAGGAATCACAACCTATCAGTTGACGGCCTCAGTTGTAATTCCAGATGGTAAAGATACAGTCAATTGGTTGGCTGTTGAAGATGGACGTCTTTCTGTTGAATCACCGGATGGCAAATACCGCGAAACGTTTATTGACTGTAATGTACAAACAGTGAGTAAGTCATACAACGTGGATGGTGAAACCATGCGTGACATTGAAATGTTCTGCTTAGATTATCTTGATGAGACAATGTAAAAATGGAAAGAATTTTTGTAGATGGTAATTTGCCTGTAGCCATTGATCTTAAACAGGCAAAGAAAACAATCAAATGCACGAAATATGTGATGTCTTCAATAACCGCCCTTGAATACGTTGAAGCTCAAGCGAAGATTACTGGTCTGCAATACATTGCTATTTCAGATATTGTCGCGATGCTTAAGTTAGTTGATGAGGCTGGTAATCAATATGAACCTACATATGAAGATATTGCCCAAACTTCATCGTTCAATCTCATCCATTTCAATGAGAAAAAAGCAGAACTGGAAGCAAAGGTCAAAGCCGCGAATTAATTGGGCGCGTTCAGTTAATTAGAGCATTGATGGCCATTGGTATCCCATATGCAGATGCAATTAATTTGCCTCTGCATATTGCAATGGCTTTCCTTGGTGCTACGCGGCCTTTACCTCGTCAAGTGGAATCTGTACCTTCAGAAACACCACAAGCGCCACCAAAATCATCCGTCACAACCCATACTCAAACAAATGGGAACAGCTCTACAGTGACAAAAACATATGTGACCAGTGTTCGCAAACATTCAAAATCAAAGGGCTAAACTATGAGCGGAAGCAATTCTACTGTTTCTCTTACATTGCAGATTCGGGGTCAACAAGCTGCACAAGAGATGAAGCGCATCTCTGATCAGCAAGTTCAGGCCACGACTAAAATCAATACGCAATGGACCCAGATTGGTTCTGCTCAAGCCAAATTTGTTAATACTGCAAGAGCTGGTACACGGGAGACTTTGAATACTGCCCGTGCTGGGGATCAATTATTACGTACCAATAAGTTGCTTGAAGGTGTTCTACGTCAGCAAGGTGCCTTATTAAAACAACAGGTGGGTTCAGCTCAACAGCTGGCGAACTGGACAAAACAGGTTGAACAATCAAGCAAACGTACTCATCAATCAACTCAACAGACTATGTCACTTTGGCAGAAAGGTACTGCTGTTACAGGCGGTGCTATTGCTGGTGGCATGTACATATCTAATGCTTTACAAAAACCTCGTGATTATGATCAGCAGTTGACCTACATTGCTGCAACTGCCACTGGTGGACAAGGGATGACACCTGAAGCACGACTTGCTGCGCGTGGTCAGTTAAATGAATACATCAAAGCGGCTGTCCGAGGTGGCGGTGGAACGCGTGAAGACGCAGCTGAAGCAGCAAACACCTTGATTGCGTCAGGTAAATACGAACTCAATAATGTTGCTCCAGCATTGAATACTGCAGTTAAAACAGCCTTTGCAACAGGTGCTTCTGCAACTGATGCTGCATCATTAACTACGCGAATGCAGGAGTTTGGACTTACTGATTTGCAACGTGGACATGATATAGCAGTACGTGGTGGTCAGCTTGGCAGTTTTGAATATAAAGACCAAGCAAAGTGGCTTGCTCAACAGATGGGCTTGGCAAGAGCAGCTGGTTATAGTGGTGAAAAAGGCTTTGTCGAACTGGTTGCAATGAACCAAATTGCAATGAAAACAGCGGCTACACCTGATGCTGCTGGCAATAATATTGTTGGCCTTTTACAAAAACTATCAAGTGCAGAATTCAGTAAAGCTATTGCTGATGCAGTCAAAACAAAAACAGGTGACCCGACAAAATCAGATGGTAAGAAAAAGCCATCTCAGGTATTTGATTGGAGTACATATGCTATTCAACAGCGTGAGCAAGGGGTTTATGGTGTTGAAGCATTTGTTAAATTATTGGAGCGACAACTTGCTGGAAATGCCCAATATACAAAGCTTCAGGCTCAAGCAAAATCATCTAATTCAGCAACCCGTACTGCTGCTTTAAATGATATGAGTAATATCGCTATGGGGTCTGAGATCGGTAATATTATTGCGGATCAACAAGCACTCATGGCTGCGCTGAGTGTTGTCTACAACAAAGATACTTTGAATAATTTACGAAAGGAATTGCCGAATGCATCAGGAACTGTTGCCTCTGATTATGAAATGGTAAGACAAACTGAGTGGGCTAAAGATCAGGCAATGAATCAGGAAAAATTGTTTGCTCAATCCAAAGCTTATGATGCTATTTCGGAGTCTTTAGGCGGTTTAAAAGACACAATTACTAAAAGTGCAGCAGAAAATGAAAACTTAGCTGGTGTAACTTATGGTGCAGCTGTGGCAGTTGGAGGTCTTGCATTAGCAGCTGGTGCTGCGGCTTTCACGCTTAAAACTATGGGAGGTATTAAGACTCCAGATTTGCCCTCAACCACTGGTGGTTTAGCATCTAAGGCTTCAAATGCAGCGAAAACAGCTGGTCTTGTTGGAGCAGCTTATACGGGGTATCAAATTTTTAAACCTATTGATGATGCTGGATACAGTATGGTCAGTGATCTCTTAGCAAAAGTTGGTATTGGTTCAGGAGGTGAACGTCCTGACTTTGTTCAACAAGCCATTGAGCAAAGCAAAGCCCAGCAAGCTTCAGCTGAAGAAAAAAGTAGCCAATTAATTGCTGAACAGCAGAAGCAAAATCAATTGAGTCAAGAGATGATCAATAAGATCAATACATTAATAAATGTCACCGGGCAAAACAAAACTATAAATTTTAGTGGTGGCCTATTGGGAGCGATTTCTGAAAATGCAGCTGCTGAAGAAAAACGCCATGGTGCTTCAAATATTCCTTTTTACCTACAACGGCACTAAATTAAGCGGAAGCGTTTCCGCCTGATATAAAAGTCTGGTATTTCACATCATAACCTCACAATAGTGAGGTTATTTTTTCATGGGCTGGGATACAGATTTACAAGATGCAAGTTTTCGTGGTGTGCAGTTTGAATGCACATCCACCAAAGATACTGCGCCTAAAACTCTAGCTATCAAGCAGGCTCCATATTCAGATGAAGCTGAAATTGAAGATATGGGCAATGACCCACGACGAATTTCAATACAAGCGGTTTTTACTGGACCTGACTATTTAACTTGGGTTAATGCTTTAGAAGCAGCATTAAGTGCGACTGGTCCGGGTGAACTCATACATCCTGTCTTTGGTGTACAGCAAGTTCAAGTTGTTAATCATGAAATTGATCATGAGGCAACAACACCTGACTTCTGTACGATGTCCATTGAGTTTATCAAGGCAAAAGCTGAAAAACGTGAGCTGTTTGTACCTGTTGCTGTTCCTGAGAAAATTGCTACCACAACAATTATTGATGCTCCAGCTTCAGCATTGGAAAGTGCGCTAGAAAAACTCAAAATTGGCGACACTGATAAGTTATTTAATACAGTTAATACGATTCGCAACGGTATCGATCAGGCACGTAATTATTTAGGTGTTGCAAAACAAGCAATTGAGGATGTTTTATCACCGGCCGATTGGATTGTTGGGCTGGTTGATGACGTCACCAAGCTTGTGACATTTGATACTAATATTTCTGCGCTATCGAAATGGCGTGATGTAGTACATAGAGTTGAGCGTTTTGAAAACCTTTTTCAAAATGATGATAACTCTCCGGAGTTACAACGAGTTTGGCGCTCAACACTTGCTGCTAGTCAAGTGGCTATTGCACAGCAAGTTGTTGCAACTACACGTACAGAAATGGCAAACAACCAAGAAATCAGCTTTACCCCAGTTGATTTGGCTCTTGTACGAAAAAAAACACGAGAAGTACTTCAGCAAGCTATCCGTGAAGAACGAGCTATTAATACCTTTGAAAGCATCACACAAATTCAGGTCTATAAAGACGTTGCTGCCCAGATTCAGGATCAAATCCAAGAACTCATTGAAACACGTCCACCCATCACTAAAACACAAGTACCAGTGCCTTGCACCCTGCATTGGCTTGCACACTATTTATATGGTGATATGCGTCGTGCAGAAGAAATTCGTCGTTTAAACCCTGATTTGATTAACCCTGCTGCATTGCAGGTTGGCATGGAGCTAACCATCTATGCAAGATAATCAGGGTAATGAAATTCGCCTAGTGATTGCTGGCCTTGAAGCTAAAGGCTGGGATCAGGTTGAAATTGACAGTCAGATTGATACACCAGCTGAAAACTGGAGCTTTACGCTATTTGAAACTGGTGGGCAAGCCTTAAATCCTGCCATTAAAGGTGGTGCAAAAGTACAAGCTTATTATTCTAATCAACTCATTTTAACTGCTGTTGCAGATCGTATTTCTGAAGCTGTAAGCCGTGATGGCTATGGACTACAGGTTTCTGGCCGTGACCTCGTGGGACAATTAATTGATTGTTCAGTGCCTATTTTTAATGGCCGCCAGATCACACTTGAAGAGTTGGTAGATCGCTACATTAAAGGTGGTGACTTAGGTTCACTGTTTCATGATGTTCGTATTCAGGATAATGCATGGTTAAAGAATAAAGTCTCTGTTGAGCCGGGTGAATCACTATGGGATTCATTGACCAAGGCAGCACAAATCACTGGACAACATGTCTGGCTTGATCCAGACGGGACTTTACAAATCGGTGACCCTTTTGCAAAACCATATCATGTGCAAACCCCATTGCGCCTGATGCGCCCTTTAAACAACAGCAATAACGTTTTAAGTCTTCAGTATGACAACGACGTTTCTAATGTCTTTAGCCATATCAAGGTTTTGAGCCAAGACGGCAACGCAAACTCAATATTATCTGAAACCACAGCTCAAACACAGTATGCCTATAACCGCTTGAAAATGGTCACTTTGGGCGATGTGGAAACTGAAGCTGAAGCAAATGCAGCATTAGAAAAAATCAAAAAAGACAATGACCTTGAAGCACACATCCTAACCGCAACGGTTTCAGGCTGGATGATCGACGGAAAGCTGTGGTCAACAGGCTGGTACATCAATTTAGAAACCAATGTTTTATCAAGAGCGACAGCCAAATGGGCTGTGTATGGTCGCACGTTTCAACTTGACCGTAAGAATGGCAAAACAACAAAACTTCTTCTGAAGCGTCAGGGTGATTGGGCAAATCCACTGGTACTGAAGGAGAAAAAATCATGATGAAAGCTGTAGCAGCCCAGATAAATAAGGCTATGAAACAAATCCGGCAACCATTGTTCGCCCTGGTCGCACGTGGTGGCTCAAAAGTATTGCAGTTAAAGGGATTTGCCGATGAAACATTGCAAGAAGTTGAGCTTTTTCAGCAAATCGGCTTCAACTCACACATTCCTGAAGGTGCCCGTGTTGTCGTCATCCCTTTGCATGGCAAGACTTCCCGTTCAATTGTTGTCGCAACGACTGGTGGAGCTGTGGTCGTCAACGTAGATGAGGGTGAAACTGTAGTTTATGACCAATTTGGACACAGCCTTTTGCTTAAAGAAGATGGTACGCATATCACAGCTGGTGACCTTTTTGTTGATGACGGTGATTTGCATGTGACAAAGGGTCAAGTCTTTGACAAGAAAGGCTCAATGCAGGAAATGCGCGACATTTATAACAAACACAAACACGGTAATACACCGACTCCAACAGAAACAATGTAGGTGAATCATGGCGAATATTGATTTAAAAACGAAAGATTATGTATTGATGAGCCTTGATGCTGCATTTAGCAAGGATGAGGTTCAAGCAATTTGTCAGCGTTTAAATATTCATCGACGGAAGTATTGGGCAAATCCTAACCTTGGCAGCCGTTTTTATACTCTGAGACGCTCAAAAGATGTTTCTCGTACCATCCAAACAGTTAAGCAATATGCTGAAGAAGCCTTAGAAGGCTTGGTGCCGAATCGATTTGCTTCAATTTTGGTAAATGCTATTCAGACAGTTAAAAGTCAGGTGGACCTAAATATTGAAGTTACACAGCTATCAGGTCAGAAACAAACAATCCTTTATTTTGTTAAGGTTGGAGGCTAAACAATGGCATATCCGATCAAGACATTTGACCAATTACGCTCTGATATTATTCAGGAAATCCAGAATTTAACTGGATTAACACTAGATGATGAAGATGATGCAGCCATTCGCGCAGATGGTGAAGCTGCTGTAGTTGAGGGCCTTTATCATCATCAAAGTTATATTCAAAAACAGCTATTTGTTGCTACAGCTGATGAGCCTTTCCTTTATATACATGCAAAACGCTTGGAATGTCCGCGTAATGGAGGCTCTAAGGCTTCAGGACGAGTCAAAGCAACATCAAACATTGCGGTCACTATTCCAGCTGGAACAAAAGTCACAGATGGTAAAGGTCACTACTGGCTAACTTTATATAAAGAGACACTTATCGCAAATAAGCCTAAAGAAATCCAAGTCATTGCTGAATTTGAAGGTGTGAGCTGGAATTTCGATGGTGAGCAACTGCTCTGGGTTAGTCCATTGCCCGGTGTTGCAGCACAAGTGGATGTTATTGAAATATCTGCTGGTGTTGATATTGAAGATGTTGAAGCTTGGCGCCAACGGATGATGGATAAAGAGGCTTTAGGTCTTATTCGTGATCGTGAAGCTGATCTTCGACGCATCGTAAAAGATGTGCCGGGTGTAGCTGATGTTTTTATTTTTCCGAAACGTCGTGGCCTTGGTTCTTTAGATGTTGCAATCACAGCAGCTGGTAATCCCCCTAACTCCCCAAGCTCTGCACTTTTAGCTTTAGTACAAACGGCTTTAGAAGAATATTCAGGTTTTTGGGGTGACGTAAGAGCTTATGCACCAACAAAAGAGTATTTGAATATCACTGCACTGGTAACAGGTAGTGTAAGTCAAACTGATGTTGAAAAAGTCATTCGTGACTATGTTGGATTGTTAAAGCCGGGAGAAACTTTTGTTGCTTCTACTCTTGTTAGTCAAATTAGAGCATTGCCGGGTGTGACAGATGTTCAGCTTACACCAGCAACAAATCAGGCGCCTACTTTAAATGTGTTTGTGACTGGTTGGCTCCGGATCGGTACTTTAACGGTGACTATGTTATGACCTTTGAGCAAACAGTAGAGCTTTATGCTTCAGTACTTCGTCAATTACTGCCAGCAGGCGGCTATGACACTTCACCCAAAAGTGTTGTCGCAAAAGATGTATACGCTCATGCAAAAGTACTTGCACAAGCTGATGTTGATGCAAAACGTATTTTGACCACGTTAGAGAAGATTCCAGAAGAATTATTAAGTGAATATGAAGCGGCTCTAGGTCTACCGCTGAAATGTACTGTGAATAAAACCAAAACAATTGAAGAACGTCTTCAGATAATCCAATGGATTCAACAGACAAAGAATGTTTTAAACCGTACTTATCTTGAGGGCTTGCTTGGCTTATTTAGCATTGAGTTAGTTGATTTAATACGCTACAGACCAATGCAATGTATAGCTTCATGCAACTCACCAATCAACACAGAAAACCTGCGGTTCAAAGTCAAATTGATCTTAAAAGCCCCGGTGCAAGCTGATATGGCATGCATCATTCAAAACTACTTACCAGCTTATTTACGTTATGACATTAAGGAGCAATCATGAAGCGGATCGATAGTGTAAATGCGCGACCTGACATGTTTGGTACAGGAAAAAAAGGTTTCCATTCAAATGAAGATGTTCCCGGACAAGATGCAACCTATCTCACACCTGAATGGTGCAATATGGTTCAGGAAGAGATTGCAAACGTACTTGAGAAGCATGGAGTTGTTTTAAACCCAAATAATCGACAGCAGCTCTATGAGTTATTAGCAACTTATCCAGACCTAGAAAACCTAGCTGATGCAATTGAAGCTCGCTTTACTGCTGAAGCTGCCTTTAATAAAAACGCACGTGATGAGCTACAAGCTCAGATTACTGCATTACTCAATTATGTTTCATACCCAAGAATCCTTGCTTCAGGCGTCTTTTATTACAACGGTGGCGAAGGTGGTGGCACGGTAACCATGATTGGTGGTACAGATGGTTGGACAGCTGACAATGATAAGATCAAAGCCCCTGACATCTATAACCTGACAGATCGTAATATTGGTATCTTTTTAAGTCCAGAAGCAGCCAATGAAGCACCTTCATTTGACCGTGATATAAATAGCTTTAAACCAAAGATTTATAATCGTTCAGGTAAAAACCGTATTGGTTATTCTGGTCAGGTAAGTTTCCAAGTACTCCAACATAAGAATCCTAATAGTACAACTGTTGATGGCGATTACCCGGCTGGTTTATATAGTTTCGTTCTACAACCGGGTGAAACGAAGCTCTTTACATTGATCGGTGCTGGAGGTGGCGGTGGTGCATCACGTCGTTCTAATAACTCTTCATATCCTTTGAGCAATGGGCAAGCTGGTGCTGATCTATTGCTTAAAGTTAACGGGGAAAACATTGCTGTTGTTCACGGTGGCGGTGGCGGCACCCAAGGTGTATGGAGTAACGGTTCAGCTTATGATAATGGGCAAGCTGGTGCTGTTGGTGCTGTAGACATTATTGGTGCATTTGACTCAACGACAATCACTCAAGGTAAAGTAGGCAATGCAACCAAGGAAGACCACACAGGTGGTGCATCTGTAAGTCCTATTGCTCTATTTGGTAAAGGTGGTGATGGTGCTATGGGAATTGGAGATGAAGGTTGGTCATTTGGCGGTGGCGGTGCATCAGGCTCTGTTCTTGTGGCTCAATACACTAATAATAGTACAACAAATCAAACAATCACTCTGGTTGTTGGTCGTGGTGGTGCTGGTGGACAGAAAGGTGGCTATGATTCAGATATTATCGGTGGAAACGGAACAGATGGATTTGCACGAGTTGCTAGTGTTTAA